ATTTGTTGTTGGTTCCGAACAACAGCAGTGGGATGAAATGGAAGAAGTTATCTCACAGTTTAAGGCACAAGAGGTTGATTATCCTGTATGGGTTATGCCTGTTGGTGCTAGGGAAGAAGAACAAACTGCGACAGCAGGCGCTGTTGCAAAAATGGCATTTGAAAGAGGATACAATGTAGCAGCCAGAGTGCATGTTTATCTTTTTGGTAATGCTATTGGAACATAAGGAAATATTATGGACTTTATAAAAAAACTGTTCAGTAAGAAAGAGCCAGATACTAGTAAGCCTGGTCTTTCTGAGAAGCAAAAGGCAACAATGAAGAAAGAGCCTTGGGTAGGTGTGTTGAATACACACGTAAACAAAGAAAATGTCCGAAATGGCTTTTTTGAGCTTGACTGGAACGAGTATTTTATTATACAATTAAGGGAACAAGGATATGGAGTTGAAGGCGACAAAGATGAAGAAGTTGTTGACAGATGGTTCCGTGAACTTTGTGCAAATGTTGTAGTCGATGGTGACTACGGAGGACCACTAAACACTGGCAGTATTGAGCCAGATGTTATTAAAAGGAATAAATGAGTAAAATGTGTCATATAATAGTAGATACTGCAAACACGTTTTTTCGTGCTAGGCATGTAATTAATGGCGATGCTGATATTAAATTAGGCATGGCTTTTCATATTACACTTAATAGTATTAAAAAGGCTTGGCAAGACTTTAATGGAACACATGTTGTTTTTTGTCTAGAAGGACGTAGTTGGCGTAAAGACTACTATGAGCCTTACAAACGTAATAGACAAGAGGCTAGAGATGCACTTACTGAAAAACAACAAGACGAAGAAACTGTTTTTTGGGAAGCATTTGATACATTTAAGAATTTTGTTACTGATAAAACTAATTGCACAGTTTTGCAAAATCAGCAACTAGAAGCAGATGATTTGATCGCTGGTTGGATACAAAAGCATCCGGACAGTGAACATGTAATTATATCTACAGATACAGATTTCCAACAATTAATTGCACCTAATGTTAAACTATACAATGGTGTGCAAGAAGTTACTACTACACATGAAGGCTTCTTCGATAAGAAAGGTAATCATGTGATAGATAAAAAGACAAAAGAAGCAAAAGCAGCACCTGATCCAGAATGGTTGTTGTTTGAAAAATGTATGCGTGGCGACACTAGCGACAATGTGTTCTCTGCATATCCAGGTGTGCGTAAAAAAGGCACACGAAATAAAGTTGGTTTGCTTGAAGCATTTGAAGATAGACAAACTAAAGGGTTCAATTGGAATAACTTAATGTTACAACGTTGGGTTGATCATAACGGTGAAGAACATCGTGTATTAGAAGATTATGAACGTAACAAAGTTCTAATTGATCTTACTGCACAACCTGAAGATATCAGAAAGTTGATTGATGATACAATAGATAATGCAGTGAATGAAAATAAAAACATAAGCCAGGTAGGTATTAGACTAATGAAGTTCTGTCATTTGTATGACTTGAAGAAAATATCTGATCAAGCACAAGCATATGCAGAGCCTTTGAATGCGAGGTATACAGTATGACTTTAATTAAAGCAAAACCAATTATTGATGAAAAATTTTGGATTGTAGAAGAAGAAGGAACTAGAGTTGGAACACTTAGAAAGAATGAAGACAAGTTTATTCTTAGTAACGAACAAGGTATAAAAGTTTATGCAAATAAAAAAAGCGTAACAAACGAATTTGGAAAAGACTTTTTTATTGCTAAAATTATTAGGGAAGCAGATGATGCACAACCTAACGAAGTTCATGGTTTCAAGTCTAGCACTAAACCACACAATTCAATGTATGACATTCAAAAGAAATTACCATTGTTTACTAAAAGTAGCGACTCTAAAAGTTTATATTGTGCAGGATACTATGTAATACGATTCGAAAAAGGTTGGGTTAAAAGTTTTTGTCCTAAACTTATTACTCTGCAAAGATACGAATACAAAGGTCCGTTCAAGACTGAATTAGAAATGAAGCAAGTATTATCAAATGTCAACAAGTAATATACCTTCTAAATTACCTGCTGTAGAAAGACTTATACAACGTATCGCATCTGCTGAAAAAACACAGCAAAAAGATATAAGAATAAGCATAGACGAAGCAAAAGATATTACTAATGAATTAGCACTTATGACAACTAAATTAAGTTCTACAATAAGTGAAATACATAATTTGCTTAAAAATCTAAGCAAGTCTACTGAAGAAATCGATGTTAAATTTGACGGAGGATCCTTCTAAAAAGGATAAATATATACGTAGTTAACTAGGAAATACGTATATATGAGTAGACCAAAACCAAAAGTAATTCTCGAACACACTAATAGAGAAACTTATAAAATAGAACAAATTCTCGAAAGTGAAGCCATATGGGCAGTGTTTTTCCAAGATAAGCCTTTTAATCTTAAAAGTGGAAGTGCTGTTTCTAGTTATCCAGGCCCTAAATACAAAAAGGTATCATTTTCTAATCCAGGACATGCAAGAAACCTTGCGAAAAAATTAAACAAACTTTTCAACACACAAGACTTTTCTGTATATAGATTGAATAGCGGAGAAAAAGAAAAGTGAAATGGACGTTAAAGATCAATACAGCCGTTTATTCTTAAAAGCGGCATATCCTGAACAAGACATAAGTGAAGATCTGCTAAAGCAGAAAAGAGTTGAGTGGTGGTATAATGTTCGCTCAAAAGATGAAGGCGGACTTAGAATGACCGAATCTGCTATGAAATTTATTACGGATACAGCAGAAATTAAGAACTATAAAATAGATTTTCCAAAAAACTTTAGTATAACACCACAAGTGTTAATATGGCTTGACAATTTTATAGAATCACCGTATTATATAACTAAACGTCATATAACTGTATTAAAGGAAAAGTCCGCATTTGAACTCTATCTTTTTAGTGGTGATGTCCAAAAAATGGGATATAATAAGGCTCTTGCTAAAAGACTAAGCCAAGATTAAAGTTCATAAACATAGCACTTTATAAATATTACTGATGATTGATATTAATCCAATTGATATTTTGAACCAGCGACAGGTAAATGTTTTACCTTCGCACTTTACAAAAGTTAGTGTGCCAAAAGGAGACTGGTATGGCTACGGCAGATCAGACGACTGGCAACTTCAAGATTGGGTTAGATCAAAATTGAAAGGTAGATATTTTATTGGACAATATCCATCTGTAGATAATCAATCTAAATTTAGAACGAACAAATTTGTGGCGTTCGAAGAACAAAAAGAAGCAACATATTTTATGTTGGCTTGTCCATATTTAAGGAGAAACTAAATGTCTGAAGAAACTAAAACTAATGAAACTCCAGAAGTAGCAGAAGCACAACCGGCACCTGCTGCTCAACAAGGAGGCACTGTGCCTAACGCTGAACAGCCTACAGGTGCAGAATTAAATGTAAGCGATTTAAACAGTATTAAAAGTATTGTAGATATTGCTACACAAAGAGGTGCTTTTAAAGCAAACGAATTAGAAGCAGTTGGTAAAACTTATAACAAACTTGTTGCGTTTTTAGAAAACATTCAAAAACAAGCTCAAGCGAAACAAGAAACACAAGGATCAAATAATGGCTAAAGACACAAAACACGTAGGTAAAATTAAAAACACCGGTGATAAAGTCGCAGTTGTTTTTAGAACAGTGCCTGGAGAATCTGATCATGCTCTAGTGTTGCAGACAGCAACATTAAAAGATGAATATCATAATGCTCTTTTTGAAACTATTGACTCAATTCAAGGTCAGCAATCAAATGAACTTGGTGAGATTATGTTTACACGCAGATTTCCTGATGGAAGAAACATGCTTACCGCTATGCAACAAGAAGGTAGGTTACAAAAAGTTCCGACTGATAATGTTGTAATGACTCCAATGCCAAGCAAAGAGATTGTATTATCTGAACTTAATGCACTTATTGCAGAGCAAAGAAACATGGCTGTCGATGAACTATACACTCTAGTAAGTGGTGCGCCAAAAGCAGGTGAAGAAGCAGCACAACCAGTTGCAGAGGTTTCAACAACTACACCAAGTGAAGAACCTATTGCAGCACCTAGCACAGACGGTGTGCTAAGTGATAAAGATCTTGCTAAATCTTACAGAAGCCAAGCAGATGCAATGTATAAAGAAGCAGCAAGACTAAGACGTGAAGCAGAAGAACTAGACCCTACTGCGAAAAAGTCTACGAAGAAGACAGAAACGGCGTAACGTAAAGTGACGCATAGGCGCTATTTTAAGCCGCCGAGGCATTTAGTAAAAGAGTGGCCGGAGGTGTTCGATGATTTATATATGGACACCATGCCGGTCGCTTACGTTGATACTATGATAATAGAATTCAACGACGGCAGAGTTTGGTCTATAGATGTAAAAAACAAATTAGAAACTATGGATTCGGACACTGTTGCTGATAAACTATTTGGAACACTCAAAGAATATAAAGACACAATTAAAACAATTGACTTTAAAATTGATGTCGAGAGATTAAAAGGCGATATAAAAAATCGCACTGATAAAATACTTTAAATCCTAGTATTTCCGTAATGTATAACTGTATACTTGTTAGAGGTATGTTCTCTCCAAGGATCTAATACAATACTATCCTCAGTAAGATCTACATAAATTTTTGGATGAGCAAGAAGAACAAGAGCTCTAAACGGACCTTTATCTTCTCCATAGACTTTTGGATCAACTTTCATAGGGTTGAAACCTAATTCATTACAATAATAATCTACTAGAAGTGCATAACTACCATCAACATAATGCACTCCAGGCTTATATGCTACACCATTAATAAGTATAGGTAATTCATATTCATTTGCAATTTTACAAAGTTCTTTTGCTAAATTTTTTGCTTGAACTTCACGTGCATTCATAATCGTATCAAACAAATCATAACCTAGTTCTAACTTGTCTGCCATATACCGCAAAGCAATATTATCTCGTGGATGACACGCACCACCGTCGCCCATACCTGCTTTCAAATACATTGGGCTTACTATTCTTTTTTCACAATTAGACAATGCTTTTGTAACTACGTCAACATTAATGTTACCTTGTTTTTGTGCTACATCCTGCATCATATTCACTAAACCAATTTTCGTAGAAATAAAAGTATTGTAGAACACTTTAATACATTCACATTCGTCCCAAGTTCCTATCTCATATGATGGAAAGTTTTCCATAATTGTTTCATAAAATTCTCTTAACTGTTTTGCATCACCTGTTTCTGTTCCGTCTTCTGTTCCTATCATTACAATATCTGGATTTACCATATCCCAAGCAACAGTTCCCATTGCTATAAGGTATGGATTATAAACAAATCTAGTGTTTGTTACCAACGGAACAAATTCTCTACGTGTTGTGC